CCAACCACGATCCCATAGGCCGCGAATTTTACTCATGACAGACGAAATGGTATCCTTAGCAGAATTTATAGGACCAGTAATCCTCGACTTGATTAGTTGCCAAGCAGTGCTGGCCAACTTCGTTAGAGTATTCCACTTGCCAGAAACGAAGCGGACGATACCATTCCAAACACCGACAAAGAACTTAGTTATGCTGTTCCAGATATTGACAAAGAATCTCCCAAGCGGAACCAACCAATCCTTCCAGACCTCGGTGAACATGGTTGTGTAAAGCTTGACAATAGCGAGGATGAGTTGCCAAATTGCCTTGAACAAACCGCCAAAGACGTTCCAGAACGAATTCCAAATCGCCTTCACAATAGCAATGCCAAAGGCAATTTGTTTGCCGATTAGAGTCATAGCAAATACTACAACGCCTATTATGTTGTTCCAGATTCCCACCAAACGGTTCCACAGTCCGACAAAGAACTCAGCAATTTTGCCTGCGAGAAACTTTACGAACTGGATTACCTTAGTCCAGGCGAAGATTAGCAAAGCAACCGCAGCTATGATAAGTCCGATGACGATGATGGGCAGTGCCAGTGCTGCTATCAGAATACCAACAAAGACGGCAGCCACGATTAGGGTCCACTTTACTACCTGCGCGAACGCCTTGATTAGTGGGCGAAGACGCTCCTCGTGCTCATGCCACCATTCGGACACCTTTTGGATGGCTGGAACGGCTACCTTCTCAATAACCATTCCAAGGAACTCGAAAGCTTTGCCCAGGATGCTCTTAATTATACGTCCGGCTTCTTTAACCTTCGGTATAACCTCCTCGGCCAGCATCTTCTGGAAATTGCGTGCTGCAGGAAAGACATGCTTCTCTATTACCTGGAAGAACTTTTGAAGTGGGGGCAACAAGTGCTTTGAGAAGGCTTGTCCGATTCCTTGGGCGGTATTTACTACAATAGCCCAAAGCTGCTTGAAGATGTTGACAACACCCACTAGTACCTGTCTAAAGCCTTCACTATTCTTCCACGCAGCTATTATGGCTGCACCCAAACCTATGACAGCTACTACGACTGCAGCTATGATAGCCAGCACAGCTAGGATCTCAGTGCCAGCAACGACAAAGGCAGCTACGAATCCTGCTAGTAGACCGATCAGAACAAGTAGGACGCCAATAACGAGTGAGACAACTGCACCCCAAATAAGGAACTGGGAAACGATCTTCTTAACGCCCGGACTGAGATTATTGAACCAGTCAACAACCTTGCTCATACCACTTACGAGTGTGAGCAGTACGGGTGTAACGGCCTCACCCATGGCAATCTTCAAGACCTGCCATCTATTGGAGAGAAGCTGCATCTTAACAGCCGCCGTGTTTGACATCTCACGGAACTTCTCCTCCATAACACCGGAGGCGCTACCCATCGACTCTAGAAGACTGGTAAAGTCCTCCAAGTCCCCCTTACGCAAAAGGACCTGATCGATAAATCGACGTGCCTGGATCTGGTTGCCAGCACCTTTAAATATGTCTTGGATAGCTTCAATGCGATCACCAGCGGGTATCGCTAGTAACTTCTCTCGCAGTGATGTAAGTATGTCAATTAGAGGTAGGAAGTTACCTTCAGAGTTTTTCATGGCAACGCCCATAGCCTCAAGACGCCCAACCGCTGCAGGATGTGAGAACGCTTCCATAGCTCGAGCAGCAGAAGTAGCAGCCCTAGAAGCACTCAGACCATTTCGGGTTAGGAAAGCAAGCATAGCCGCAATAGTCTCAAAGTTCTGTCCCGCGCGTGCTGCTGCAGGGACAACCTGACCAAAGACCTTTGCGAACTCTTCGTATGTGCCCACACCTTTACGCACCAGTTCGAACTGGACGTCCAAGACTTCGTTCACATTCTCAATTGGAATGTTGAACGCGTTTAGGATTGCTATCGTACCTTTAGCCGCCGTTTGCATATCGGTTTGACCAGCAACAGCGGCCCTACCGAACTTATCTAGACCTATCGTAGCACCTTTAAGGTTAGTATCGACCGAAGATAGGATGAAGAACAACGTTTCCTGGATAGACTCAAAGGCTACAGGAAGTCGCCTGGCAACACTCAGGCCTATATCACCAAGCTCCTGTACGGATGTGGTGAACCCATCAACCTGCGTAAGTGTTTTCGCAGTTTGTGTCTCATAGGCCTGCCAGGCTTTGCTAGCATTGAATAGGACCTTAACTATGATACCACCGGTAATGGCGAAACCGATGCCCATAGTTTGAAGGCCACCAGAGACAGCAGTCAGGGAGCGAGAGAAGCTCTTGTTCCTACGTTCACCCTCTTCGATGGCCCTAGCTTGTGCCGAGAGAGCTTTAGCCTCAGTGGTTAATGCTACTACGCGTGTCTGTGCAGATCTGTGCACTGCTGCACGTTGCACGTCAAAGGCGGCAGCCTGACTTAGGATGCTTGCAGTGGAAGCTTTTGTAGCGCCATCAGCCATCCTCTGCGAAGCCAACCTACGTCTAGAAGCAGCCTCTGCACGAAGGCTTGCAGACTCAGCTGCGGCTGCGGCACGAATCCGAGCAGCCTCTTCTCGCTTAGCGGCCGCCTCTGAACGTAGGTTAGCAGCTTGTGCCTGAGCAGCCGTACGCATAAGCTGGGAACTGAAACCGCGAACAACTCTGGAGGCCTCGTCCCTAGCACGAAGGAGGAGGTACACCTCGCGAGTTGAAATCGCCACCGTACCTACCTCTCACTATCTATGACTCTTAGCCTTGGCCGTAGCTCTTTTCTGTTCTAGCTCCGCCCTCTCCGAGTGTGCTGCCTCAAACTCACTGGCTAGGAAAATGAAAAGACTATCCTGGTCCAATAGTCCACCCGAACACGGTAACACTCTATACGTCCGACATAGACTTATCAGACCTACAGCTGCTACTGCGTCCCCCTCTGTTAACTCGGAGAGTGGCCGATTCCCTACCACATGAGCGCGAATCAGCCCTACGAGTTTCCCACTTCTTCGGTCTCCTCGAAGTTATTGACACTGTCGATGTAGGTGCCAATCTCCTCAGCAATCTTGCCAGCCAGCTTCCTGACATCAGTTGGGTTATTGAAGTCCAACGGGCGCTCGTCAACATCCGTTAGGTTGTGATCGGTTACGCAGTGAGCGAAGTCGTAGAGATCTGCATCTTCCTTGAAAAGGTCTACGATGCTCTTCATCGACTTGGTGCGTCGATCCGTCTCCATTTCCATCTTGGAGCTGAACTGTCGACGAGTCATCTTCTCGCCGTAGTTCATACGCTTAATCTTAACGAAGCCACCCGGCAACGTCTTCAGATCGAAGTGTTCCGGTTCTCCCTGTACAACACCAACCGGCATGTTGACCTCCCTCTAGTCAGCCAGCTTATTATGCAAGTGTGATGTCCTCTTGGGTCTTGAGGGCAATCTCGTAAGACTTACCCGTCGCGTCGATTGCCGCACGATACCCAACACTAGCCATGAGTAGGTCACCCTGACCGCTCAGGCCAACCTCGTACGTCTCCTTGAACGTGACAGGAGTGAGAATCGAGATTTCGTTGTTGACACCCTTACTGGCTGTAATCGAAATGCTCTGGGCTGCAATTGCCTTGAACAGGTCGTAGTCAGCACGAGTAAGGAAGTCACGAGACATGGTAAAGCTAGTTTCACCCTCACCGAACTTATTGAACTGTGCCCCACGCCCGGAATTCTTAAGACGGAACTGAGGCTCGCCGTTGTCCTCCCTAGTCCACTCGAACGTATCCGTATCGATAACAGGCGTCCCTGTGGGGATTTCGACCTCGTAGGTCCCGGCACCGAAAGGTGTCGAAGTAGGCCACGTCGCCGTAGGCGAAGACTGTGTAGCTTCGCTACGGGCGATGATACTGACGCCGAAGGTCAGTAGACCGTTGTTGATTCCGAACTTGAAGGATCCTACAATGCATCCGGTATAACCGAAGATCTGCTCGGAGCGTTTGATTGTGATCGACAGCGTCCTCGTGGGAATCGCTATCGACGACGGTGTGAAGGTATACGTGAAGTTAGGCGTAGTGCCGGTCTTGACGACATTGGCACGAGCTGCGAGCAAGAAGTAGACGATGCAGTCCTCAAGGGACTCCATCTCCAGGTCACCCTCAGCGTGCTCGTTGCCAGCAACGGCTCCGATGATGTCGGCCGACTCCCTAATTGGCCGCCTCCACTGCGTATCTTCAACCACGTGAAGGTTCTCACTATTGATAGGTACAAACTTCGTGGGTGCTAGGTAGGTGCCGGATACCGTCTCAAGCGCGACACCCAATAGGCCTCCAGCTCCAGTCCCATAGGGCATGGCTCACTCTCCTTCAGTCTTCTCGTTGCTGATATCAGCAGAGATCTTAACACCTTCTGGAAGTCGTGCTGTTAGGAGAGGCATTCCCCTCGTCAGCTTGAACATGTTGACGGCTTCCTCACCTATTTCCGTAGTGCCGTGTTGGAACACTCCTAGGCCATCAATGACGACTGTGTGCTTGCTAGTCGACGTTAGAGAATATCTCACCATACCTCCTAGGTCTTGAGACGTGTCTTTGTCGTGCTGGTCCACGTTATGATCACGGCACTAAAGTACCTATCCTTCTTGACCGCGTAGCCAGGGTCCATATCAGTG